AACAACGTAGAGGGTAGGAGTTACATTCTTATACATCAAGCTAATTATCACACTCAATTAAGAGGGTGTATAGCTGTAGGTAAAAGATATTCAGATATAAATTCAGACGGAGAGTTAGACGTTACAAGTTCTAAAAACACAATGAAAGACTTATTAGAGATTCTTCCTGATTCTTTTTACTTAAATATAATTTAATATGAGTAAGCTACTTAAATTCCTTAGTGGAAATGTAATAGAAGAGGTGGGTAATGTTATAGATAATTTATCGACTTCTGATGAAGAAAGATTAGCTGCTAAAAAAGCTATGAAAGAAGTTCTTATGAAAGCTGAGTCTAATGCTCAAGAGCAAGTTACTCGTAGATGGGAAGCCGACATGAAAGCTGATAATTGGCTAAGTAAAAATATAAGACCTTTAATTTGCGTATTCCTTACAATCATATTTGTAGTGCTTTCTGTATTTGACGGCAACATAAGTGGTTTTCAAATACAAGACGCTTATAAACCAATATATCAAACTTTATTGATAACAGTTTACGGAGCTTACTTTGCAGGTCGCTCAATAGAAAAAATTAAGAAGTAAAAGGAATTACTATAGGCATAGAGCCTTTCCCTAAAACAACACCGCAAGAAAGTTTATAAGATTTAGCAAAGTGCTTTGAATAAGCCATAGCGTAACTCTTTCTATCTACACCGCAACCTACTTGCATTCCCCAATATTGACCATTATAAATTACAGAAGCTTCTGTATGTATGTGACCTTGAACTACGTTGCAGTTAAATTGTAAAGATTTATTTGCTGCTGCGTTTCTCCCTGAAGTTCCTGTTCCGTGAACATACAAAACATTATCTATCTTGTGATGCTCCTTAAAACTCCAACCCTCTACACCTAAAACCTCATCGTAATCCCTAATCCATTTTGCTGATATTCCTGCATCAAATGCTTTCCTTCGAACTATAGCGTCGTGATTACCTATACAAACTTTAGCTACAGGGAAAAATTTATGCCACTCTTGTATTTTATCTATAGCTCTTTCTAGTTCATCTCCTGCTCCATATCCATCGGGGTCTGACGTATGAAAGGAAGAGTAGTGAGAATCTATTACATCTCCTATAAATACCACTTCAGAGCATCTGTATTTTCTAAATTGAGTTAAGCAAAATTCAAGATACCCGTCAACACAAAAAGGTTCGTGAATATCTCCTACTACAAGAACATTTCCTGTCGCTTTTGTTTTTTCAAAGTCTCTAGAGCGTTTAATTAAATCCCACTCAAACTCAGATAATCTAGGTCTGTATTGTTTTTCCATAGCGACACAAATATACAAAAAAAAAGCAACCCTCACAAGGAGGGCTACTCGTCTCTTACCAAACAAACTATGCAGAGATAAAACAGGGAATAGTCAAAGATACTATTTTGTTTCTTTTATCCAAGCATCAGGGACTATTTTTTCACACCATAGTATGTCATTTTTATCACACCATTGAGCGTAAGTAGTTTTACTTCCCTTTCTTATCTTGTTGTTTGCGTTTTGAAACAGGAATCTTATATCAAGCTCAGGGTGCTGCTCTTTAATAAGCAAATGCTTATCTCTGTCAGCTTTAACCAGTCTTCCCTTAACTTCTATTACGATTCCATTTGGGAGGATTATATCGGGTGTATAAGTATGGTTAGTCGCAGGAATCACATAGTCTACCTTGAGGGTTTCGTAAGCACATCCCGTTACATGTCTTTGTTTCAAATTCTTCCATACTCGATGTTCTAGTCCACTCCTGAAGCCCGCTTTTACAGCGGCACTTCTTACAGGACTTTTTCTCTTCTTCTTCATCTATAAGTTTTTGTAGATAAACAGCTAAATCCATAGCTTCTTCTTGAGCGTGTATAAGCCACTCTAAACGACTTAAATCATTACGCTCCATAGTTGTTCCGTATTTTTTCTTTCCAACTTCAGAGCGCTTTAAAATCTTATTGCAAACTCTTTCCTCTATTATACTCATTGTCCATCTCTTTGGTGACTAAGTTAATGTATTCTAGTTCTTTTTCCAAACATTTTCTTTTCCAAACAACCATTTCTTGCTTATAGTATAGCATTTTAAAATATGATTGATTGAATAAAACTAAACATCTTTCCAAGTCTTCTACTCTTTTTTCTTTTTTATCAAAAACTTCTGAAGATAATCTCCCTGCATTTGAGTTTAATTCATCTCGCATTTTAGACACCTCTAAAATCATTTCAGAGTAAGCTTCCATAAAATTATTTTCCTCGTTTGTGGCTTGAGACTCTCTAAGCGTCTGCATTGCCATTTCCGCTATTTCCATAGTTATCTTGTAAATATTAATTTTTCATTCAGTATTTTATTACAAAACCAAGCAACCCCAAAGTGAGGACTCCCTTTTCCTGTAAAATCAATTCTTTTATTTAACACCAACAACTCAACACCATTTTCAGAAAACATTACACCTCTCTTTTGTCCTTGTATTGCAGAAACAGGTAGCAATAATCCAAAAGGCTTGCCTAGTTTGTAGCACCTTTCTATAAATTTATCCTTTTTAGAATATGGAGGATTTGTTAGTATTATATCGACTTCAGAGGGTATATCATCTAATAAAAAATCTCTACCTTCACTTGACAAGCAAATAAAACCATTATTGATAAGAAAGTTTACAATATTTGAACTAATACCACTTGTGCAATCGTAATAAGTTTTAGTCTTATCTAAATATTTTAGCAACGGGATTAATGCTTCTTCAGGAGTATAGCACTCATCAGACTGTATATTATTACTCGTTTTATTGAGCATATTGATATTTGAACTAGCCATAGTCTTCTATTTTAACTTCCACAGGCTTCGCAATCCTCATCGTCTATAGAGCAAGACTCAGGTTGCTCTTTATCTTCTAAGTCTTCAATCCAAGAATCCCACGTTGCTCTTGCTAATTCTTCTTCTTTTTCCGTTTGTTTTTTACTTTTTTCAGTCATCTTGCTTTGATATTATTTGAAACATTTTCTCATCTAAACCTTCTATCTCAGACTCTATATCAGCCCAAGCCGCATTGTAAGCTTCTTCTGTTTTAAGGTCGTACTTACTACCTGTACCGAAGTTTGATACATTTCTAGCGTTTTGCTCTAGAAGTTTATCTATCTTTTGGCGAACTTTCTTGTTCGTGTGATAACGACCTAATTCTTTTTTGTTCATAATGTAATTCTTCTTCTTCTATTTGTTTTCTCCAAGCTAGATATTCTAGGTGGTCTTTTTCTCTCCAATTCCCACTTATCTGCATTTCTTGTTCAATTAAGAACTGTTTTAGTCTTCCCATAATTAAAATCCTATTTCTGTTTCTTCGTTTGCTTTAATACTCAAAGAGTGTAAGGGGTCTATAAAACTTCCTCCGCCACTATTATTGAGATATGTAAATCTACAATTTTTAGGTGAATATTTCAAACACACAGGATTATCTTCCTGAGTAGGTAGTCCTACTAATTTTTGAAACTTTACTTTTCTTACGTGTATTTCAGTAATATCCCACTGCTGACTATTAAGATGTCTATGTATAACTAAAAAGTTGTCGGTTCTGTTTGCAAACATCCCTCCAAACTCAACGTCGTACATTGAAGGCGCAGGAACTCTACCTGCATCATCTTTTTTCCTAGCTGCAGTTGTACCTGCGTGAGTAGTTAGTATAAACTTCACGTTGTGTTTCTGTTTAAACCTCCTAATATTAGACAACATATTGTAGTAGTAGTCGTATTTACTAAATCCATTTTCAACCCTTAAATCATTTAAAGGGTCTATTAAACATCCGTCATATTTAACTACCTCCATTTGCTCTTCAAAAGCTTCTAACACTTGAGTTGCGCTAGGCTGTTCTTTAAATGTTATAATTGTGAAGTGGTCTAAAACCCAATCAATAGCGTTGCTGAACTCAGAAGCACCCATTCTATCTAACCTATCTTTATCTGCGCTTTTACCTACAAACATTTCAGCTATATCAGAAATCATATCTCCTACAGGTTCATTCTCAGGGCAATAGCAAAGCCACTTCCAACCATATCTCATAGATGCGTTAAGCATCAAATAAAACATAGTGGTGGTCTTACCTATATTAGCAAGACCCATTATAACATCTAACTCCCCTTTCCTATATTTATAGTGAGGGTCTAAATTAGGTATGCCTGTGCTTACACCTTTAGGTAATCCATTCCTAAATATATTACCTGCATACCTTTTTATATCTTCCCTGTTAGTTATCTTATACATCGTAAAAACCTATTTGAGATTTAACAATGTTTTCAGTATTCTTAGCCTTCGAAACTGTAGGTTTCTCAGCTAAGTATTCTTGAAATTTAGTAGCGTTAAATAAAGTTGAAGGTCTTAAAAATTTATCGAAGTCTGTGTCAATCCATTGAGCACATTTGTTATCTATAACTTTCTTGAAGTCATTAAACATATAACCCTCCTTGTATCTAGCTACAATAAATTTAGCTGAAGACGGAGTGTCTCTAAACTTTTTACCTGCCTTTTCATTAAGGTACTCTATTACATCGTTACTTATAGGGAAAGTTATATTAACCTTATCTTCTTTAACAACCTCTAATATTTTAACTTCCTTATCTCCGTACTTAACACACCTTATTATTCTCTTGTCAACCTCTTTGTTGTCCTTGTATGTTAGAGTTACTTCGCAATAACCCTTGCTACATAAGCTAGATATAATAGCTGAAACCCTAGACTTACTAAGACTAAAGAACTCAGCAAAGTAAGCGTTACTAGCTATACAGCCATTTTCATTATCTAAACTATGTATCTCTGCTAAGAATATTTTTTCTTGCATAGACAACTCTTTAGATACCCAAATTTCTTTTGGAATCCATATTCCCTTAAAACCTCTGTTCATTGTTTAGTCCTCCCAATCTTTTAATATTTGTCCATATTTCTTTTCCCAATCCTCTTCGTAGTAAAGTTTGTGATTATTGCAGGTATTCCAAACCCCTTGACAAACCTTAGTTACTGCTGCAGGGTTTCTTTCTAGGTATTTAGCGCAACTTCTTACGCTTGGGAAAAATAAAGCTTCCTTTTCTTCTAAGGAGTATGCTACTACAGACCTTGAATAACCTCTATTTACTTGCTGTGAGTTGCTCATGTTCTTCTTTTATTAAGTTTATAATTTGATTGCACTTAAACTCATTGCTACGGTCTTTAGATAAGACTCTTATAACTTTCTCTCTTTGAGTTAGTTTAGTCGTTATAGCTGTGGCATCAATACTATCTTTGTATAGCTTATATGTTTTGTCGTACATAGCGCAATCATTAATGTATCTAAAAGAGTGTATAGCGCTTGAATGATGCCCATTAGTTAACTTACCTATAACCTCGTAAGTCATATCAAAATTTCTTCTAAGATAATACCTTACTAAGTGTCTAGCTATACATACATCCCTGTATCTTGACTTGCTTTTTATCAATCTTGCGTCAATCCCTGTCAATTCAAACACAAAAGTGCTTGCCTCTAAAAATTTATCTTCGTTTGTCATAATATTTGAGATTAAAAAGGGCGGAAAAACCGCCCCTAGTTAAATCACTCATCATCCTTTTTTGGCGGAATGTGAAATGAATAGTTATACAATTTAGTTGCGTTTTCTATCAACCCCTCAATATCCTTAGAAAAAGGGGTTGCTATCTCTAAACACATAAACCTGAAATCAGCTTCCATTTTAACATGTTTTAGCCTCTTATTTATCTCGCTTTGAGATACTTTGTTTCCACTTGACATAATTTAATGTTTTAGTTTAAAACTTAATAACTAGAAAGGTAGGTCTGAACTTTCTTTTGTAGACTTCCATTCAGACTCAGTAGTTCCTGAATCAGATGAGTCTATTTTCCAAGCATCTATATTGTGGTAGTACTTTCCATTATATTCTCTTGATGAGATATTGAAATGAACATCCACTAAGCTCCCTACCTTGTGAGAATTTATTAGGCTTGTTTTTTCTCCGAACAAAGTAAAGCATACCTCTTTCGGGAACTTGTCTTCTGTTTTTACAACGAAAGCTTTTTTGTTCCATTCTTTTCCTGCTTTTGTAGTTCCTGTTTCTGTTTCTAATACTTTTAATAAAGTACCTTTAATTGAGTTTTGCATAGTGCAATTAATTTAAGTTAAGGCTATCGTTAGTTTTACCGTAGTCAGAAAAGAGTATAGCCTTTCTTGCCTCATCTCTGACTGCTTTGTTTTTCATAAGTTCGACAAACATATTAAATATTTCATCGCAATCTGCGTTTACAGCGAACTCTATATCTAAAAGTTCTTCATCAGGTTTTAGATAATTACCTAACGCTATTATAACGCAGTCGTTACTTTCGGATAAAGCTTTTAATACTTTTTTCCGCATTTCTCTTTCTTCGTTTTTCATTAAAAAGTATGTTTTATGCTTGGTATAGCAAATTTATTTTTAAGTCTGCTATCTTCAGATGAAGTGCATATTTTTACTAAATCGTAGTTCTCTTGAAACATAGTTAAGTGATTGTCTTCTTTGTAATAATTTTTATAAGCGTAAAGAGAAGCTTTCTTAGCTTCATTAATAGAAAAACACTCAGCTAATATTTTCTTAGCAGTCTTTGCTCCAACTCTAGGAATGCCTACAATATTATCCGTAGAGTCTCCCGATAAAGTTTGCTCGTACAACTTCATCCAAGCGTCGTATTCAGAAATGTAAGAGGTTTCTTGAGTATTCCAATTATAGTGATAACCCTGTATCTGTAGCAAATCTTTATCTATACTACATATTATAGTGTTATCCATTTCTGTTTGGCAAATACCCAAAGCATCATCAGCTTCTAATCCGTTTACAACATCACAAGCCCAATCATTTATTAAGTAATCCCTAATAGAGTCAAGATGCTCAGGCATAATTGCATCTTTTCTATTGCCTTTGTACTCTTTGGTTACAGCAATATCTTTTCTAAAATTACCTTTTCCTGTAAGGAAAGCTATATACTGACTAGCTTTAGTAACATAAAATAAGTGTTCAAACATATTGTCGATAGTCTCGTAAGCATTCTCAACATCATCTCCTTCGTGTTTCCAAGCGGCTCGATAGAGCATAATATCTGCGTCTATCAAAGCCGTTTGCACATCTCCCTTACTTAGCTTCATCAAAAGCTTTTTTAAGTTCTAAGGATTGCTCTTTTGTGATTTCGTAATCTCCCATTTTGGATTTCACAACATCTCCTTTCCCTGAGTTAATAGCATTTATCATCGCTGAAAGTTTTGTAGGAGTTAGCTTAGTCTTAGTTTTAAAAGACTCTCTAACTTGATTTACATATCTATTATCATCCCACATTCCCAAGAAAACATCAGCGTTAAAACCTAACTTAGATAATCCTTTTGTAAGAGCGTCAGTAGATACCTTTTTGAAACATTCATCGTCGAGTTTGCCCTTACCATTGTGGGTGGCTATGGATGAGTTTATATCGTAGTAATACTTATCTACTCCATCCTTATACCAAAGCTTTGCTTGATAAGCCAATAATCCATCACACACCATCCAAAATTGTTCTGAATCAACACCCCATCCTTGACCTATCTTACCCCAAGCACGAGTCATTTCCCGAACTTGATAGTGAGCGTTAATACTTGTAAACTTTCTTCCGAAGCCTACTTCTTTCGTAAAGTTTGGGTCAGTAGTCTGTACACTTTCCCAAAACGACAAATTATTGTCTTTCTTCTTTGTTGTCTTTGTCATAATCCCTGTTTTTAAATTGTAGACACAAATATAGTGTTTTTATTTTAATTCTCAACACTTTTTAAAGAATACTTTGCTACATTAGTAGTTCTGCCAAATCTATTTTTAACCTTTAGATTTTCGGTTTCAAATTCCCAACCTAAATCTTTTAATTCAAATATCGTTGCAGCCAACCTAGTGTTTCCTAAGTCTAGAATTGCTTGTAAAGGCGTAATGCTTCCGTACGTTTTTATATACTTAATTACCCTTGTTTTGTGTGTTTCTCTCATAGTTTCTAATTGTTTTTGTTATACTCTTTAATAAATTCCACTACTGCTTTGTGAGTATTAGTTAATTTGCTTTCTCCGTCAGCAGGAATATATACAATATGTGTTTGAGTGTGTTTATCGTAAATACCTACTTCTTCTTCTCGTATAATTACTTGGAATTGATTTCCGTGTGTAATAGATTCAATATATTCTATCTTCTCCACTACAGGCATAAGCCAATTCCATTCCATATAATCTGCCTGAACACCTTTATCTATAGTTAAAGCTTTGAATATGTCGATGCTCAGTCCCATAAATTCTGCTATTAGTTTATTGTTTTCTTCCATCGTTATACTCTTTAATAAATTCTACTACTTGATTATAAATATCTTTTATGTCGTTGTGTACAGATAAATCGTGTATAAATACATATTTATCTCTATAGTTATCAAATTCATTAAAAGACATTTCCTCGTTAGCATAAGCATCTATCTTTTTTACTACGGGTCTTAACCAATCCCAAGATTTGTGGTATTTAAGTTCATGACTACGATAAAGATTTCCATTTGAAAATATATCATAACCCATATTATAAGAAGTTCCTTTATCAAACTTAACCCCCCTAAATTCTGCTATAAGTTTATGGGGGTAAAACTTAACCTCCATAAATTCTGCTATAAGTTTATTGTCTTCCTGTTTCATTGTTATACTCTTTA